TCAAGGCTTTTTGTTTTTCGTGTTGCATTTCGTGTTGCATAAATCATTGAAGTGATTGTTAGCAATGTCTGAATATTCTTTTACTTTATCTGAAAGGGCATGTCTGTATACAGCCTTTAGAACCCCATCATTACTCCAGCCACCACGTTGCATAATATAAGCGTCAGGAACGCCAAGGGCGTGTTGGATAGAAGCGGAGTAGTGCCGGAGATCATGAAAGCGGAAATGTGGCAAACCTGCACCTTTCAGGCAATGCTCAAACCGTTTGGTTATAACATCTGGATTAAGGCCCACGATTCTGCCATGAATTCCCTGCCATTTTTTAGCAACGAAATCAGGAAAGTCAATAAATCTATCACCAGCATAGGATTTGGGAGTTTTAATGATCCATTCCAGATCCTGGTTTAGAACCATGTTCTTGTTTACATGAACGATACTTCCAGAGATATCATCCGATTCCAATGCACAGATTTCTCCACGACGCATGGGACCGAATGCAGCGAGAAGGATAGGAAGCTCCATCTCAGTTCCTTTAACAAAGTCAAGGAGCTGCTTTATTTCATTATCAGTAGGAATATATAGATCAACCCGCTTCTTCTTCGGAAGGGCTGTATTTAGTGCAAATTCTGGACGGTATGCTTTGAAAGTTGCCGATATAAGCCCATGAATATTCCTCACTGTTTTCGGTGAATGGGTAAGAGATTCATAATTTATTGCCTTCTGCACATCATCCTGTGCGATCAGGTCTATTTTCTTCTCCATTAAATCCTTACAATATCTTTTGCGCATTTTTCTGTATTCAGATATGGTCCTTGGTGACAATACATTTTCTCTGGAATTAATATAGTTATCCATTGCATCTCCGAAGCCTATTGATTGTATACCCGAAAACTGTTCCTTATTCGCCGCCCATGCAGCGGCTTCTGCCTCACATTTTCGTTTCCCTCTTGCGGAAGGATCATCACAAGTGAAAGACTTATAGATTCGTTTCTTTTTCACGGTTCCGTCAGGCTGGATCTGTTCCTCAAAATGAGAGAACACCTGACATCTCCATGACCCGGATGGAAGTTTTTTTGCAGTTGCCATAGTATCTCCTCCTTAAAAATGGGTATAAAAATAACAGCCACACAAACGTTCGGCTTGTGTAACTGCTCCGAAGATGATACAATATCTTTGCTAAAGTACTGGATCTCTTCGGAGATTCTCGAACCGTCCCTGTTACCAGCAGGGGCGGTTTATTTTTATATTTTTTTCAAATCTTTGCGCGGACCTTTTTCAAGAAAAATTTCATACGATTCCGGCATTTCATAATTCCCCCAGAGTGTATATAAAACTTCTTTAGGAGAGACAGGATCAGAATATCTTTGAACAACTTCTACTATTTGCTCTGAGAAGTTACGCAAATCAATTATGTCTGAAATCGGTATACGGATTTCATTTTTGTTTCTATCTGGCAAAATCAGTACCTTTTGTGCACCGGATAATGACAGACGGCAGATCCATTTTCTTACATTTCGTTCATACAGAACAGCAGTATAAGATCCTGTGCGTTTAAGACTGATCTTGCTCACATCAACTGTATTCTTTAAAATATTTTTTATTTCTGACAAAATATCCCAGTGTTCCTCTGTCTGTATATCAGAGACGACAGCTGTTGGACTTATGACAGTAGTATTAAGAGCTACCTGAATTTTATCAGTCAAAAGTTCATTTATATAATCGTTTAATGCCTTTTCAACGATAGGGCGAAACTTTTCTATTACAGACTGTGTCTTTGCTCCTTTATAAACTGGCTGAAGAAGTAACTTAACAAAATCATCAGTTGGACTTTCAAATTGATTTTTAATATAGTTCTTGAATAAACTATTGTATTTTAATAAAGACGCAGAATCCATAATTTCGGATATATTGAGATTTCGCTTTTTAAATTTACTCAATTGAGTAATTTCATTATCTTTGAGATTAAGAAGATTTATACTCAAAAAAGGATCTTTATCCATCTTGTTTGTTTCATCTAAGTCCGTATAGAATTTATACTCTACGCCATTTGTAAGAACTGCAAATTTAGCAGAAGTTGAAACAAAATAACGGAATAACTGAGAACTGTGCCTGTCTAATTTTTTATTCACAGATTTGGCTTCTACGAGAATGACGGGTTCATTATCCATTAGAATTGCATAATCGACCTTTTCACCCTTTTTGATTCCAATGTCAGCAGTATATTCTGGGCAAAATTCCAAGGGATTGAATACATCATATCCAAGAAGCTGAAAAAACGGAACAATTAAAGACATTTTAGTCGCTTCTTCTGTCTGGAGAGTATCTTTGATAGTTTCCAGACGTTCTGTATATTTCTTTAATTCATCTTTGAACTCCATAGGAAAGTCCTCCTTCCATCCGAATCTACATTTAATCAGAAATAGATTACTGATTGTGTGTGATTACGTCTAATACGGAGAGTATTCTGTGAGCTTCTTCAAAAGCGGTTTTATACTCTTTACTATTTGTCTTTGTTGGCTTGGTAATCAGCGGAATCAAGATGCAGGGCGTATCAAAATTATTCAGAGTAACCTTAATATAGAGCGAATCTACACGTTTTTTCTGAACGCGTTTTCCCGTAATGGCACCCGCAACAGCTCCAACGCCTCCAAATACAGCCCCTCCAACCAATGCCTGACCAACACCACCACTTGTGACAATCGCATCATCTTCAAGTAGATCGTAGCTTACAAGATCAGAAAATGGATACCATTTATTCATATCAGCTTTGTTTTTTCCACTGGTAATCATTTTTTCTGCCGCGAGAGACATTCCCATTGTACTTAGTGCCATAAGCCCTTTGAAAGACTTTCCGATAATTCCGGACTTTTTACTTGCAGGTATAATTCCGTGAACTTGAAAAGTACGGTCTGTCTGGTTAACTTTTACTGCCTCCATAAAACTCCTTCTTTCTTGGATTATTTTTTTAACCTTAATTCAATTAGATTTTGATGATATCCTGTAATTCTGGATATCTGTTCAACAGTAAACTCTCTGTATTCCTCTAAAAGAGAATCTGGTACCAGTAACTCCATGGCAAATCTGTTTGCTTCAATTTCCTTTTTAGAGTTCAATAGGAGAGTTCTGTTTCTGATGAAATAACAATTTTCCTTCCGGTGCAAGATAGCATGACCAAGCTCATGAGCCATGACCAGACGCTGTTCATACTCCGGAAGATTTTCATTAATGAATATGTAGCGGTGATTCTTCAGGAACATATAGCACCCCTCAAATTGCAGATTGCACACTTGGTACAAGATACCGAGCTGATCGGCAATGTCAAAAGGGTTTGTAGTTCCTGTTTTTCTTTTGCAGTAAGAAACAATCTTCTTGATATCCAAGCATCTCACCTACTTTTTGTATTTCTTTGGTGTGTATTTTTCTTTGTTGATAAGCTTCAACCTTTTCAGAGCGATTTCCAATTCATCTTTGAATAGTTCCGCCGCTTCAGGGCTGATTTCTTCTCCATTATAACTGGCAGGACCGTTTTCGCCGGATGTCAGCTTTTCCATGATATTGTCTAAGTCTTTTGCAATATCACGATTATCCCTTGCTGTTAAACCTTGTTCGGATGGATCATCTCCTGTCATTAGATAGTCGATTGTTACGCCGAAATAATCAGCTACTTTCATAAGCCTATCATTCGGGAGAGTTCCCTTTTTCAGTTGTCCGATATACCCGTTTGAAAAGCCAAGATCTTTTTCTAATCTTGAAATAGGAACTTTCCGCTCTTTGCATATCTGTTTAACTCTTTCCACACAGTTCATAGAGTACCTCCATATTTTTTTAGGCGAAAGTCTAAAATAATGTTGACAAATTAGAGAATACTCTATATAATAAAAATGTGCTTAGGGGAAAGCCTAAAACATAAAAGAGAGATTCTCTAAAAATAAGTTTCTGGACAATTCTTATTTTAGATTATTCTCTAATAAATGTCAATAGACTTTCCTCTAAAACATGAATTATTTTTTAGAAAGGAGAGTCTATTTTGTTTTACGAAAAAGTAGTTCGCTATTGTGAAAAAGAACAAATTTCAATTATGGAATTTGAAAAAAAATGCAATATCGGAAATGGAACGGTGGGGCGTTGGAAAGATGATGGTTCTAAGCCTTCGTTGCATACACTTCTTAAAATTGAATCTGCAACAGGAATTCCGATTGAATGTTGGGCATCAAGCCGAATTGATGGGTTTCTGTCAGACCAGAAAGAGACAGTATAGAGGAGGAAAACATGATTTGGATACCCAGAAAGAGGTGAGAACAATAGTAACAGCATTTTTTATTGCAACAACCACAATATGCGCTATAGGGTGGCTAATACGATATGTTTCTTGTGCAGCTCTTATATATTATATCGAGAAAAACGGGTACAAACTTCCAGATGAACAAGAAGGATATGAATGTACCCGTTTTGTGGTAAAGAAGATTTTTAAGTTATAAACCTAATTTACCTAAAACAAGAGCTGAAACAACACTGCCTGTTACATTAGATATTACATCAAAGGACATAGATCCAATACTTGAAAGCGCTGGTTTTACTTTGCCATTCCAAACTGTATCAGATCTAATTTTTTCCAGAAATTCATGACCTTGAAAAGTAATATCAAGAATGCTGTCGAAGAGAAAACTTCCATTAGTCATACGACAATATTGAACATTTACATAATTAGCTTCGGATAGTTTTACAAGAGTGTATTCTACATTTTCTCTACCGTGGTTGGCTATAGAATTTTTGAGAGATCCTACCGGATAAACGCCTATAGGAAAAGTCTCAAGCTCAAGTAAAATATCTCGCACACAATCAATATTTAATTTCATAAACATGTCCTTTCTATATTACTCAGGTACGTCACTACCCTGTAATACAAGAATAGGAGAAAGGAAGAAAAAAGTCAATAATTTAGATACCCAGAAAGAGAGGTGAGATAAAAAGCAATGAATATAAAAGAGATGAATTACCCTGTTAATGCCGGAATCACCAAGGCCATAAAAGAAAAAGGATTAAAACAGGTTTATGTAGCAGAACGTGTTGGCTGTACACCACAGAAGTTAAATGACATGATTGCAGGCAGATGCTTAATTAAAGCGTGTGATATTCCAAGAATCGCAAAAGCTCTTGGAGTTGAAATAAATTATCTTTTTGAAATAGAGAAAGGAGCATAGGCAAATGGAAAAAGACCTCATACAGCTAGAAGTAACTGCGGATATAACAGAGGCACAGGAGAAAATAAGCTATTTAGTGGAATTATTAAAAGAAGCCAATTCATTGGCAGATGAACTGGCTTCCAAAAAACTCAATATTTTTATTTATATGAAATGTTGAGTTTAAGATCAATTTCATTGTGACAAAACGGGCAAAGACTTTTTCCGGGAGTTACGGAAACTGAGGAGCGACAATGCGGACATTCTATATCGTAACAACGAGAATTTGCTTGTTGCTCAATATTAGAACGCATTGTTTTTTCTAAATCTCTGGAAAAACGATTCATGTCAGATTTGCTGAATAAATTATATTTTTTTTGCCATACATACACCACCTTTCTATTAAAATTGAACGTTCTAATAGCATGTTACTATAAAAATACTAGAATGTCAATATAATGTATAGAAAATATGTTTGCACACAATATATTGCGTATATATGTAATGGTTTAGATATCCAGAAAGAGAGGTGAGGCAAACAATGCCAAAAGTAAAATTAAACCGCGATGCTCCACTTAACGAAGCCGCAAAAAGATTTTATCACTTTTTCAGAGCTGGAAAGAGTAAAGCCCAGATCTGTAAATTAATGGGATACAGTGATGCGACAGACTGTAACAGACTCAAAGCCCCGGAGTTCTTTACCCTCCGGGAGCTGAGAATCCTTTACAAAGAAGCACAGTTACCCGATGAAGAATTTATGAAGATGATCCGAGAGGAGAAATAAATGAAACAGTACATAATCATAGCCCTCTGCATCCTTGCAGGGAAGTACGTAGACATCCCGATCTGGTTAAACGTCTGCTTCGGGATGGCAGCATTCTGGGCAGTAAGCCAGATCAATAGAGAATGGGAGTAGAAATGACAGAAGAAGAAAGAAAAAAGGAAGTAGAACGGATTTCCAGAAAAACCCAGAAGTCCGTAAAAACTCCCTCAAACGAACAGAGAATCATCCGTATTGTTCGATTTAAAGCCGGAAACCTTGCAAGTTATATAGGCACTCTGGAAGAAGCAACCAGAAAAGCAAAAGAGATGGAATGCCTGTACGGTCCGATCGAACATATTGAATAAAAAAAGACTCATGTAATGCAAATACATGAGCCGGGGTGACTTTCTGCCACTTGGATAATAAAACCTATAAAAAATATAACACCCAGGTGTCAGAAAGTCAAGATTTAAGCAGGAAAAACCTGCTATATTTTTAACTCTTTTTCAGGGGCGGAAAGCCTCTTAAAAACTCGATTAGAAGTATTAGACTTACGACCTGAGGTGAGACATGAAGTGTGAATACATAAGGGATACATGGGACTGTGGAGAGACCATGGAGATAGAGGAAAAGCATACCGGGAGGTATGGAGCCAGGGGACAGAAGAGACAGGAGAAGAAAAAGGCAACCCCCGAAGATATAGAGAAAAGAAACCAGTGGAAAAAGGAAAGAGACCTCCGCCGATTAATCAAATGGAATTTCTTACCAGGGGATTACTGGTACACCCTGACATTCAGAAAAGATGAAAGACCGAGATGGGAAGAGATGATGAAGATCATGGCAGACTTCATACGGAAACTCCGGAGGGAATACAAAAAAAGAGGATGGGAACTGAAATACATCTATCGTCCCCAGATCGGAGAAAGAGGAGCTGTTCACATACATTTTCTGGTAAATGCAGAATCTTCAGATAAAGATAATCGCACCGACAAAATGATTGCAGGATTGTGGAAGTATGGGAAAGCATACCCAGAAATCGTATACGAAGTCAATGACGGAAAACTTGCAAACTATATAGCAACACCTAAAAAGGAGTGGGAACCGGAAAAAGCAAAGGATTACCATCCATCCAGGAACCTGATCAGAAAAGACCCAAAGAGAAAAGAAGTCAAACGCCGGAGCCTGGTGGACAAGCAGGGACAACTGATCTATCCCGCAGCACCAAAAGGATATTACATAGACAAAGATTCTGTACGGATGGGAATCAACCCGATTACCGGTTACGCATACCGTCATTACACACTTGTAAAGATAGACAGGAGGATTTAAAGATGGGAGAACCCAGGATGGCAAGAGTAGATGTTTCCATTCTTGTCAGAGAAAAAGGTGCAAAAGTAAAGAAAGGTAAATACCTGTACATAATCGCCAGCAAGGATTTCCCTAAAGGCCCTGGGAATCCTATCAGCGGATCAGCGTATGTAGAAAACACAACAGTAAACCGAATGGCTCTGCAATGCCTGGTGGATGCCTTGCAGAGAATACATAGACCATCCATGGTCACAATCCACACAACCAGTGGGTACCTTCAGAACGGATACCGTAGCCTTCCGGAATGGAAAGGAAACGGATGGACCAGAAAAGACAAAAAGGAATTGCGCAATGCAGATCTCTGGCAGCAGGCAGACAAGCTGTTAAGTAACCATGCAGTGCGATTCAAAATGCAAATATAAAAACGCGAAAGGAGAACATGATGTTCGAGAAATTTGGAGAAATGAGTTCATACACAGAAATCAATGAATTGGCAGCCAACCTCCTGCAGGAAGGAGACATTGACAGCTTAAAAGAGCTGGCAAAGGAAAATGGCATTCCGGATGATTATGTAGAAATGTATCTGGAAGAAGCCATCCCATCCCTCTGCGATTCCACATCTGCAGCCATTGGCAAGATCGATGTGGAATGTATGAAATTAAAACCTAAGGAACTGATGCTGGATTGGGTAGAGTACATCAAGGGACTCTGTATGGAGAATGAGATGATCGCCCACCAGGTTCGCAAACAAGGAAAGACTCTGCAAGGATGTATCGCAGTTCTGTTGAAATATTCTTTTAAAAACCAGATCACAGTAGATAAAGCAATCATAAAGGCAGCAGGAGTCAGTGCCGGAAAAGTGACATTTGGAATTCCCGGTATGGCAAAAGCCAAGGAACTGATCCGGGATTACTACATGGGAGGAGCAAAGGCATGAAGCGGACAAAATTATTGCACTGCATCCCATGCACAGCCCCAAAAGTAAAAGACTCCGACAGTGTGATCGCTGTAAGCCAGCTTCTTGAAGTGGACGGAGAGCGGGCAGTAGAGATCAGCCTGTTCGTAAAAGGGGAACTGAAGGCCCGGTATTTCGCAGATAAAGAGAACCACAGCACATGGGTAAATGAAACATGGACAACCTGCGGACTCAAAAATGTACTCAGACTTTGCGTGGGCCAACCGGTTTTAAAAAATGACTTTTACCACAGTTCTCCGGATATGAAGTGGGCTGTACGGGAAGATAAAGACAGGGTATGTGACTTTCTGGAAACCTACAGTATTGACAGCTACGAGACTACAGTGAACGAAACAAAAAGAGACATGGCATACAGTCGGAAGCAGGAAAGAATCAATGAAATGATGGCAGAAGTTCCCTGCGTGCCGGAGGAGGCAGAAGCTTGGGTGAAAAACGAACTCTTTTCAGGAGATATCCTGTTCTTTAAAAAAGAAAAAACGCGGACTATGTTTAACTGTACCGCCTGTGGCTATGCCGGCTGGAGAAAAAATGGATGGAAGCATGGAGAAAAGACTATATGCCCGAAATGCAAAGCGCCGGTTACAGCAAACAGCAGGCAGGAAGAAAAGACATCCAAAGCACCGGTAACCATTCTACAGCAATATGGCAAAAAGTGGGTGGAGCGTCAATTCCAGGCAGTCTGCAGATGGACAGCAGGGAAGAAAGACATAGAACTGTTCGAGAAGATCAGAGCCATCATACCGCTAGGGGAAACCTGGGGAAAAGTATGGTACGGCACAATTCCGGAAGCAGATGAATTTTCGCAGGAATTCTGGGACAAACCACATGGAAAGAGATTCGTTCCGTCATACCTGTATCCCGGAAATCTTCCGGAAGTGTTAAAAGCCGGAAGACTGGAACACAGCGGAATGGATATCCTTGCAAATGCAGGCATGAAATTCAACGTAAACGTCTATATCATATCCTTCCACAACAACCCTTATCTGGAATATCTGGCAAAATCCGGTCTGACAAGACTGGCAGCAGATATCGTAAATGATCACTGGGCAGAGATCAACAGAAACGGAAGGAATCTCAGGGAGACACTGATGCTGGACGGAAACCATTTAAACAGGCTGAAAACGATAAACGGTGGAGCTGCCATCCTGGGATGGCTCCAATATGAACAGAACAATGACATCCGGATCACACAGGAAAGTCTGGAATGGATTGCCGGAAAGAATTTAAAAATAAGTGACTGCCAGGACATCCTTAATGAACTTGAAAGCGTAAACCGGATGGTCAACTATCTGAAGAAACAGAAAATAGCTCCAAGTAAATTCACGATCATATGGAGAGACTACCTGCGTATGGCAAGAGAAGAGGGATACGATACCACTGACGATATTGTGAGATTTCCAAAGGATTTAAAGGCTAGGCACGATCAGCTGGTAGAAGTGAGAAATCAGAGAAAGGATGATAAACGGCTGGAAGGATATAAGAAACTGGATGACCGGATAAAAGAAAGGCTTCCGGACATGAAAGATTACTTCTGGGAAGACCGGGAATACATGATCATACCGGCAGGGACTTGTAAAGAACTGATGGATGAAGGAAGAACTCTTCATCATTGTGTGGGAAGCAGTGACACCTACATGAGAAAGATGGCAGATGGCGTCAGCTGGATCCTGTTCCTGCGAAAAAAATCAGAACTGAAAAAGCCCTACTACACCATAGAGATCAGCCTGAAGGACGACCATATCATCCAGTTCTATTCAGAATATGACCGGCAGCCGGATAAAGAGACCATCAATGATGTCCTGAACCGGTACAAACGGAGCATCCGAAAAAAGAAGATAAAGATTCAGGTACCGGCAGCAGGCATAGCATAAGGAGAACACTATGGAATATATGCAGTTAAGCATGGATGATTACATCCAGAGCAAAAATGAGATCAAACAGGAGTTAGGCGGAATTGTAAAGAGCTTCGTGCAGATCGGCTGGCAGCTGACCCGCATAGATAAGTCAGGAGCCTATAAACACGATGGATACAACACCATTGCAGAATTTGCCAAAGCAGAATATGGCATGAATCCATCAGGAGTCAGCCGCTTTATGAACGTCTATGAAAGATATTCCCTTCCTGGAGATACACCGGAACTTCAGGAACAGTACAAGGACTTCAAATTCGCCCAGTTGACAGAGATGCTCCAGCTTCCGGAAGAAGACAGACAGATCTTCCATGCGGAAGACAAGAGAGAAGATATCCGAGAGCTGAAGGATTTCAACAAGGAGAATGAAAACAATCCAATGAACCTGCTTGACTGGAAGTCGGCTCAGAACACAGAAGATAAGTTAAAAGCCACTATTCAGGAGTTCTTCCATGAAAAACAGGGAGTCCTTAACACACTCTATAGCAGCGAAACCTACCAGGCAGGAAACATCAAAGGAATGAGCCAGATCATCAATCCAGGTGACAGCATGAGCTACCGAAAGGGAACAGTGTTCCTGATGTTCCACCAGGAAGACATCACAGTGAAGATCTTCAATGGCGAAATGAAAAATATCACATGGGAACAGTTTTTTGCTTATACACAGGAGATATTCGCAGAAGCGGCAGCAGGGAACCGTACATACGAAAATTACTTCGGAATCCCAGAAGAAGCACCAGCAGAGCCGGAGAAAGAAGAAATATCTCCAACAACCGAACAGAGTGTTCGCCCAGAACCGAAAATTGCGCCGGCGCAACCAGAACCGACCAAAGAACCAGTGGAAAAAGTGGATAACTCTGTGGATAAATGTCAAAAAACAGCAGTTGAAGAAAAAGAAGAACTGCGCACGGAAAGTACAGTACTGAAACCAGATTTTCAGACATCAGAACCTAAGCCGAAAAATATGGGAAAAAGTCAAGAAATACCACTTTCAGAGCCGGAACCACAGATTCCCGGACAGGACAACATCCAGAATCATCCGGAATATATGCCAGAACCAGTAACCGAACAGGATGTTCGCCCGGAATCAGAAATTGCGCCGGCGCAATCAGAACAGCCGGTAGAAAGTCCGATAACCAGAAAAACCTACATGGATTCTTTAACAGCATATGGTACCGCCGATTATCTTGCAAAAGCAATGAGATCATTTGCAAACAAAACCTATAACATGCTTCTGGATCCTGCTTTCTGGGAAAGATGGCTGAATGAAAAAGTAGACCATAACGGAAGACCGTGGGAAAACTAAGGGTGCTTTCAAAATTCACATAGATATTATTCCTGCTCCCGAGCCTGTCAGAGGGAGCAGGGGAAAGGAGAAAACAATGTATAAATGTTGCGCAAGCCAGGACGGGATATGCCGTAACACATGGTTATATGGAACTGAATGCGATGGATATAAAGAAAAATGCAAATTACGGGGGTCTTATAAGAGTATAAGCAATGCTGCAAAAGCATATCAGCATGCAATCAGAAAAGCATTTGGAGCGGAGGATTGAGCCATGAACCTCAGACAGAAAAAGAAATTGTTTAAAAAAATAACCGGATACAATCCCAGAGGAATATCTTATGGTGACTCTGGATATCATGCAGCCATTAACAAACCATGGGGAGGATTAGCGGAATATAAGAGATTGAAAGCTACCGAAGCTGTAGAAGATTTTAACTTGGAGATTCGGAAAAGAAACAGATCAATAAGACGTTTACGGAGGTACACCAGATGAATCAGGAAGGATTACTGTTTCCAAAAGGAATCATCAAAAAGAAACGAAAAAAACATCACAAAAGCATCATTGACAGAGACATGAAGGGCCAGTGCTTCATATGCGGCAAAACCGGCTACACAGAACGCCATCACATCTACGGAAGTGCAAACCGTAAGTATTCCGAGCAATATGGCTTGACTGTATATCTTTGCCCGGAATGCCACAGGACCTCAGATGTATCTGCACATAAGAACAAAGAAGTCAGATACACCCTACAACGGATTGGCCAGAGAGCTTTTGAAACCAAATGCGGCAGCAGAGAACAATTTGTAAAGATGTTTGGAAAGAATTACCTGGAGGATGAAAAATGAACGTAGGAAAAGCAGCAGCAATATTTAAAAACATTTATAACGAGGAAACAGAAGTAGAGGACAAACTTACAGCTATTCAGGACGTAAGTGGATGGGCTACACACAACGGCATCACTAAGAAAGAGATGGTGGAAGTTATCCGCTGGCTGATCGAAGAATATATCTAAGGAGGCACACAAGATGAATGATGACAGAGCAAAGACCTGCAAACACAGTACCGGACAGATTGGCCAGCTTGCAGTATACGTCCTTCCGACATGCCCGAATATGAGCATGATTAAGGGAAGATTCGTAACAACCAGACAGAGATGCCGTAAATGCAGATTCTACAAGGAGAAAAAATGAACCTATATGAGATTACAGATATGAAAACGGGAAAAGTGATAGAGCCTGTAATAGCATTAAGAGAAGCATCAGAAAAAATCAACTGTAAGTCGCACGTGATATCAAATGCCTATTATGGGGGGCACCTTGCAAACCGTAGATATAGAGTGATGATGGTAGATGAAACGATTAAAAGAAAAGACATGATATGGGTAGAATGGGACGTATGCAGAAAACAGCTGTTAAAATTATGCGGGAGGGATGAATAATGGGAAGAAACGCTGAAGGTTATCCGGATCCAACAGCTAGTAAAGCAATCCGGGCAGCAGGACATATGCCAGAACAGATATATAAAGACTATTGTATCCTTCAGGCAATGGCATACCGTATGGGACTGGAGATAACCGGATTAAGAGACCAAAAGACAGGAAGGGAATACAGAAAATGAGAAAACGCTTAAGATACTGGTTATTCGAAACCAGAGGAAAGAAATGCAGATTCTGCTGTTTATTCTGCCATTACTGGCACTTATGTAAAAATGATACATAAAAAGAAGGAGGCCGGGAACAATCATGCTCCCGGCTAAAAGTATGAAAAAGAAAAAAGTTTTGCAATTACTCTTTGCTCTGTACAGGTAATATTATACCCAGAAAATGTGAGCAATATGTGATACAGATTTGAAGAATTTGTGAAAGGGGAGCGATACCGATGGAAACGACAGAGATTACAATTCAGGAAGAAAATGAACAGAAGAAAGAATACTTGAAATCCTACCGGCGGGCAATAAAGAGAGAACAGGACATCTTGGATGAGATACAGAGGTTGAGACTGGATAAGATGTTTCCATCGGTAGTCAATGATGGAATGCCACACGGCAGCAGGCATTCAGATCTGTCGGATTACGCAGCTATTCTGGATGAGCAGATAGATCTCCTGAAAGAGGAACGCCTGGAAAAGGTCAGATGTTACCAGAAGATTGAAAGGCAGATCAGCCAGATGGAGAATGAGGATGAGCAGGAAGTGTTGAGACTGAGATACATACTTGGAATGAAATGGGAAGAAGTGGCTGTAAAAATGAATTACAGCTATCGAAGAACTTTAGATATCCATGGAAGAGCACTTTTATCATTCGAAATATAAAAGACTGCACACTATTGCACACTGATCTGTGATATCATTTATAATGAACTTGGATGTAAAGAATCCAAAGAATCTCCCAAATATATTTTTTAACGCCCCGTAGAAATATAGGGCGTTTTGTAGTATAATAAAAAGAAAATATAGTTGGAGGATTTTATATGTATTTGGTAGATATTGATAAAAATGAGAGAATGAAAATTGATATAATATCAAATGATTCCGTTACAGTTGAAATTACAGGAAAACCGGGTTATAAAAAGAATCATGGAAACACTCATTTATCATATGAAGGAGTGTGCGCTTTGATTGACACACTGCAAAAAGTAAAAGAGGATATGGAAGAAAATAAAACAGACTTCTTTTAAAGGAGCGGCTTCTTAATTTGAAGCCGCTCTTCATACTCAAAAAAAACGAAACGAATGAGAGGTGGTGAGGCTTGGCAAGAGCACCAGATCAGAGAGTAGAACAGGCCAAGATGTTATATGATAAAGGCCTGAAATTAATAGACATTGCCAACCAGTTAGGAATCCCGGAGGGAACCGTCCGAAGCTGGAAGAACAGATACAACTGGGATTGCAACGTTGCAAAAGAAAAACGCAACGTTGCGAAAACCAAAAAGAATAAAAAACAGAATCAGGAAGAGCCGTCTGTAGATGAGGTCAGTTCTATTATAGAGAATCCAGAACTGACTGATAAACAGCGGCTCTTTTGCGTTCATTATATCCGAAGCTTCAATGCAACAAAAGCATACCAGAAAGCATATGGATGTAGCTATGAAACAGCTATGGTGGAAGGTAGCAGTCACCTAAGAAATCCTAAGATAAAATCTGAAATCTTAAAGCTGAAGCAGGAACGCCTAAACCGAGAATTTCTTTCAGAGTCGGATATCTTTCAGAAGTACATGGATATAGCCTTTGCAGATATCACTGACTACATGACATTCGGTACGGAAGAGGTACCGGTTATGGCAATGTATGGACCTGTGAAGATAAAGGATCCTGAGACCGGCGAAGAGAAGCAGCTTACAAAAATTGTGAACACAGTCCGGTTCAAGGATTCTTCTGAGGTGGATGGTACTATCCTGTCAGAAGTGAAACAGGGAAAAGACGGCGCCAGTATTAAGTTGTCTGACCGGATGAAAGCCCTGCAGTGGCTGTCAGATCACATGAATATGGCAACAGAGGAGCAGAAAGCGAAGATTGCTCAGATAAAAGCCCAGACAGACAAGCTCACTGGTAACAATCAGGAAATTGAGGACTTGGACGATATAGAAGGTGAAATCTATGGCAGCAGTCAGTAATATCACCAGAAAGAAAACCATCCATTATCACTTCGCGGAAAAACATAAGGAATATATCCGGAAGTGCCGGGAGTGTTCTTACAATGTAGCCGAGGGAGCTGTTCGAGCAGGAAAAACAGTTGATAATGTGTTTGCGTTTGCACATGAACTGAAGACCGCACCAGACAGAATCCACCTTGCAACAGGATCCACTACAGCCAATGCAAAGATGAATATAGGTGACTGTAACGGAATGGGACTGGAATGGATCTTCCGCGGACAGAGTCACTGGGGAAAATACAAGAACAATGAAGCATTGTTTATCAAAGGACCAGCAACTGGTAACAAACAAAAGATAGTGATCTTTGCCGGAGGAGCAAAAGCGGATAGCTACAAGAAAATTCGTGGTAACTCTTATGGTATGTGGATTGCAACAGAGATCAATCTGCATCATGATAATACCATCAAGGAAGCATTTAACCGTCAGCTTGCAGCTAAGAGACTAAAGGTGTTCTGGGATCTGAACCCGGATAACCCAAGAGCTGCCATATATGTAGATTACATAGACCGGTACCAGAAGCAACAGGAGGAAGGCGAGTTCCCAGGCGGCTATAACTATATGCACTGCACGATCTACGATAACATCAATATCACCCCGGAGCGTCTGCATGAGATAGAGAGCCGGTACGACATTAACTCTATCTGGTATATGCGTGACATCAAAGGAATGCGTGTGGTAGCAAACGGTCTGATCTACCGCAGGTTCGCGGATGATATCAGTACCAAAAAGTTCAGTTTTGCCCTGAAAGAAAAGCCAAAAGATCTGATGGAGATTGATCTTGGCATTGACTTTGGAGGCTCCGGATCTGGACATTCCTTCACTGCAACAGCAGTCACAAGAGGATACCAGAAGGTTATAGCATTGGCATCTGAATGGATTAACTGTAAAGATGAGAATGGCAATTCCATAGAGATTGATCCGGATATGCTTGGAATAATGTTCTGTAATTTCTGCCAGAAGATTTTGAGCAGATACGGATACATTACAGTCGTTTATGCTGACAGTGCAGAGCAGACGCTGATAGCCGGAATCCGCAGCAGTCTGAGAAAGAACGGTCTGGGGTGGATCAGAGTAGAGAATGCATTGAAAACAGAAATTAATGATCGCATCAATGCCACATCAATACTGATGGCGCAGGGGCGTTTTGTTTATGTAGATGGTGAATGTGACAGTCTTGTAAGCGCGCTGTGTACGGCAGTGTGGGATCCTAAAGAGTTAACAAAGAATGTTAGGCTTGATGATGGAACCAGTGATATTGACTCTTTAGACAGTTTTGAATATACATTTGAGCGGCAGATCAGCCAGCTCGTCAGATACGGGTGATTAATATGAATTATACGAATATGTATCAGGCATTGCAGAAAATCCTGAATAAGGATGAGCAGATTGATTACGCAATGAGTGGGAGGACTGCAGCACACATAGAATTGTGGACGCTGATGTATAAAAACAGATCTCCCTGGATAAATAAAAAAGTCCAGAGTACAGGGGTGTCGGCAGCAGTTGCTGGAGAGATTGCCAGGCTGACTGTCCTGGAAGCAAAGAGCGAAGTATCAGGAAGCGCAAAAGCCGACTATATCAATGAAATATATCAGAATGTGCTCAGGAAGCTGAGGATACAGGTAGAATACGCAGAAGCAAAAGGTGGCTTGATATTTAAACCATATGTGACATCAAACGGTATTTCAGTCCAATATATCCAGGCAGACAGTTTCTTTCCTCTGGAATTTGACTCAGAGATGATCACAAGATGTGCTTTTCTGGATCAGTTCAGGAGAAATAACGAAATATACAGCAGGATAGAAATACACACCCTGAAAGATGGACTGCTCAACATCAGGAACAGGGCATTTGTTTCCAGAACGGATGGCCTGATTGGAACTGAGATACCGGTTAATTCTGTTCCTAAATGGTCAGAACTGGCAGAAGAGATTACTTTTTCAGGAATACAGAAGCTGCCTTTTGGATACTTCCGTGTACCACTTGGGAATAATGAGGATTCAGAAAGTCCCCTCGGAGCATCTGTATTTTCCAGAGCGATAGAGCATATACAGGAAGCAGATAAGAGATATTCCCAGATCAATTGGGAATACGAGGGAAAAGAACTGGCTGTCCATATAGGCCAGAGCCTTTTAAAGTACAGGAAAGATACAGATAGCTTCGAATATCCAGGCGGAAAAGAACGGTTGTATCGTGCAATTGAATATAATACCGGCGCAGTAGATAAACCGTTTATGGAAGTGTTCTCCCCTGAGATTAGGGATGAGTCTTTCTTCAATGGATGGAACCATCTCATGCGAATGATTGAATTTGACTGTAATCTGGCATATGGAACGATCTCGGATCCGAACAATACAGACAAGACGGCAGAAGAGATCAAAGCCAGCAAGCAAAGGTCTTATTCCTTTGTACAGAGCTGTCAGACAGCTCTCCAACATGCTCTGGAAGATTTGGTAGATGCAATCTCATTCTGGTGTGATATTTATAATTTGTGTCCATCGGGAAGTTACCGTACCTCTTTTGAATGGGATGATTCTATCGTAACAGATGCAGAAGCGGAGAGACAGTCAGACCGTCAGGACGTAGCAATGGGGGCGATGCCTTTGTATGAATACAGAATGAAGTGGTATGGCGAAGATGAAGAAAAAGCAAAGGCGATGGTACAGCAACCGGAAGACGCGGTGATTGAATGACACAAGGCGAGATTGAAAAGCTGACAGTAAAGACTGAAAATATCTTTTCGGAACTGGAAATCCGGATTATGTCTGATATCGTTCGCCGGATTAAGGAAAATGGAGTTTCTACAGCATCTGCAGACTGGCAGTTAACAAGATTACAGCAGCTTGGAATGTCGCAGGAACGGATCAGGAAATGGATTCAGAAAGCTCTGAAAGCGTCAGATGCGGAAATGGACAAGATATTTTCAGACAAGACATATGAGGAATACTATGGTCATGAAAGATTTTATAAATTTGCGGATATGCAGCAGATACCATTTGAACAGAATGTTGTTCTTCAGAGGCTCATAGAAGCAACAAAGGAACAACTTGCAGGTGAATTCAGAAATCTGACAGGTTCCATGGGATTTGCTATCAGGGATCCGACAACAGGCAAGGTAAAGTCAGTTCCTCTGATGGAATATTATCGTTCCACGATGGATAATGCGGTGTTGGATATAAAATCAGGAGCTTTTGACTATAATACGGTTTTAAAGCGGACGATTAGCCAGATGACTGCATCCGGCATCCGGTATATAGATTATGATTCCGGACGCAGGGACAGGGTGAATGTAGCAGCCAGAAGAGCTGTTCTTACCGGGTTCCGACAGGTACAGGGAAAAATCAATGAGCGTGTGGCAGCAGATCTCGGCACAGATATGTATGAAGTAAGCTATCACGTTGGCGCCAGACCGTCACATCAGCCATGGCAGGGAAGGGTCTACAGTATGGCTCAACTGCATTCAATCTGTGGACTTGGTGAAGTGACAGGACTGAAAGGTGCAAACTGTTATCATGATTACAAACCATTTCCTCCGGGATCAGTAAGAACCTATACAGATGAGCAGCTCAAACAGATGATAGATGCCGAGAATACTCTGAGAACTTATAACGGGAAGCAGTATACTACATACGAAGCTCTTCAGGAACAGAGAAAAATGGAAAGAGGGATGCGTGCCCAGCGGCAGCAGATAAAACTCCTGCAGGCAGGCGAAGCAGATGAAAAGGATATCATTCTTGCAAAAGCCAGATACCAGGGACAGATGCAGACCTATAAAGATTTTTCGGGGAAAATGAAACTTCCGGAGCAGAAAGCACGAATCACACAGGATGGCTTGCGGGGAAGCTTCATGCCGACAAAGAAAGAGCAGAAAATTCTTGAAGAATCTGTGATAAATGATAAAATAAAAGCAGATATGAAAGCAGCAGGGTTAAGAGGAGAAATCAATCTAAAACCGCAGATTCCTGACGTGAGCAAACTTTCTTTTGATGACCACCATGTAAATCAGGAAAGACAGCACGATGTAACAGAGGCGGAGGCAAAGAACTACATTCAAAATGCTGTATTTTCTGCTACAAAGTGGAAAGGGAAGTTTACAAATTACTACAGCGATGAAGGAGCTGCATTTGTAGATAATGAAACTCAGCATATCAGAACTGCTTTCAGGAAAGAACAATATGACAAAGCGGCAATGGCAGCTATGGAGGTGTTGAAGCATGGACGGTCCTGATTTTGTTAGGTGTCCCTTAGTAGATAAAGAGATTGAAAACATTGACTGCATTGAGAATTCTGATGCAGTAGATGGGATTATCAAGAAAGAAACGATTCCGGAAAGATTTAAAAAGAAACCGAATTGGGAAAAGATATGCGAAAAATGTAAATGGCATGGATATTGATACCACCAGTCAGAAATGGCGGGTGGTATTTTTATACCCATTTTTAGGAAATTGCGCCGGCGCAAAATCGGTGATCTTAAATAATTCGGAGCTGTCCGTTAAACAGCAATCGGCGCTTGGGATTCCCAAGTGCCATTTTTATACCTTTTCGTCAGCAGATCAGACGTAAAACAGTCGAACGATCGTGACTCATACACGTAAACCAAGAGTAAAAGAAAGGAAACAGAGACATGAAAAGAGAGGATTTAACAGCACAGGGATTAACAGCGGAACAGGTCGAATTTGTCATGACAGAGTACGGCAAAGAGATGAATCCGCTGAAAGCAGAGAGAGATTCCTACAAGACACAGCTGGATACAGCACAGGCTTCTTTAAAAGCAATGGAAGGAATCGATGCTGCAGCACTTCAGACGAAGATTACAGATCTCACAAACCAGCTTCAGGGCAAGGATACAGAGATTGAGAGAATCAAATCCGATTATGCTTTTGATGTATCAGTAAAAGAAGCTATCAGAAAAGCATCTGGGAGAAATGAAAAGGCAATTATGGCTCTTCTGGATATGGATACATTAAAGGCGTCAAAGAATCAGGCGCAGGATATTGAAGCGGCGATTACATCTCTGAAGAAAGAGAACGACTATCTGTTCCAACAGACAAGCACAGTTCCCCGTGTAGTATCTTCCACCACTGGAATTAATAACGATGTACAGACAAAAAAAGAACAGGCAAATGAAGCATTAAGAAGCCTGATCGGAAGAGGAGAATAATATGGCAGTAAATATTACAAACAGAAGTGATGCAGAAGCAATCATCCGCGAACAGATCGTATCCAGTATCTTTCAGGATGCACCTAAAAATTCCGTGTTCATGAGCATGGCAAGAAAACTTCCAAACATGACATCTAACCAGACCAGAATCCGTGTACTGGATTTCTTACCAACTGCATACTGGGTAGATGGAGATACCGGTATGAAACAGACTACCAGACAGGCTTGGGATAACGTATATATCAATGCCGGGGAGTTGGCGGTAATTGTACCAATTCCGGATGCAGTTCTGGCAGATGCGGAATTTGATATCTTTGGCGAGATTACACCGAGAATCATGGAAGCAATTGGGCAGAAAGTGGACGCTGCCATTATTTTTGGTGACAACCGTCCGAGAGAATGGCAGGCAGACATCATCACTTTGGCAAGACAGGCAGGAAATAATGTATCTCCGACAGTGGGAAAAGATTATTATGACCTGATTTTGGGACCGGATGGCGTGTTTGCAAAAGTTGAAGAGGACGGTTTTGGAGTATCCGGAGCACTTGCACCGATGAATTTTAAATCAAAACTGCGTGGACTGCGTGATACCACAGGACAGCCGATCTTCAAGAACAATATGCAGGATGTGGCAAGATACACATTGGATGGCGCACCGATTACTTTCCCTGAAAATGGTGCATTTTATCAGAATATTGCACAGTTGGTTGTAGGAGATTTCGGTCAGGCAGTATATTCAATCAGACAGGATGTTACAGTCAAGATTCTTGACCAGGGCGTAATCCAGGATCCGGTTACAAAAGAAATCGTTTATAACCTGGCACAGCAGGACATGACAGCTCTTCGCGTAGTATTCCGTATGGGATGGGCACTGCCGAATCCGGCTACTCGATTAAATGAGGATCGAACAGGCTGCGCATTTGCTTATCTGGAACCAGGAACACCGGTAACTACTCAGAAAGTAACCTTCACTGTAACAGATGGAAGTGAAACAAATTATGAGGGAGTGCGCGTCAACGTAAATGGTGCAATTCTCACAACAAATGACGAAGGAAAGGCAGAATTTAATCTGCGCGCAGGTACATATCCGGTCAAGATCACAAAGAGAGGATTTATTCCGATTACTGAAACATTAACTGTCGAAGCAAGTGAGGTAAACAAAGCTATTACCCTTGTAGCTCAGAAATGATGTAAGGATGTGGTAATGAATGTATGCTGATCGCAAATATTACGAAACAGGGTATCTTCTGGGAAGATCTCCTGTGATTCCGGAAGATATATATCCATACTGGGAGAAACAGGCTGAGCGTGTATTGAATCAATATACGCTCAGCCGACTGGTAGCTGATTTCAACCTTATTACAGATGAGGTGAAAGATTGCACCTGTGAACTGGCAGAGTTGCTGTATCAGGCAGATACAGTGTCACAGAAGGCAGCAGAACAGGGCGGCGGACTTCTTTCCTCCTATTCGAATGACGGAGAATCAGGGACCTTTGACTTATCCCAGTCTTCGTATACAGAGGAAGGAAAGAGCAAAAAGGAGAGAGAGATCATTTATAAGTATCTTGGAAACACAGGTCTCTTATACAGAGGAATGCAGTTATGAATCCGAATTACGTACATACGATCACTTTGTATCATAAGGCAATGAAGGATAATAAGGAACACTGGGTAAAATCAGTGTTCCATAATTGCTTCTGGAAAATGGTTGTGAATACGGGGTTTAATGAAACAAAAGTGAACGTGCAGAACACATATGTAGCCAGAATCCCGAAAGAAAGCTGCAATGAACCGATCTCTATACTTCAGGGAGATATCGTGATTCTGGGAGAATGCTCTGAAGAAATCACGGGGACATCCGGTCAGACTGCAGCACAGATTCTCAACAGATATAAACCGAATGCCTTTAAGGTAACGGCTTTTTCAGATAACACAAGTTTCCCACTTGGAAAACATTACAGACTGGGAGGCTGAATATGAGAACACACTTTAATTGGAACAATTCTCCGTCAAATATAGCGAGAAGAGTGACTGGGGGAAGACAGGGAATGCTATTCCTTGCAAATTCCGCAGCACGTTTTATGGATCCATATGTACCGGCAGATAATCTGGTACTTGCACAGAACATAGATATCACAGCAGATGAGAATTGTGGACATGTAACATATAACAGCCCATATGCGCATTATCAGTATATCGGCGAAGCATATGGTCCGAATTACCCGCTTATGGACGGAGGAGAGATTACGGGATTCTATTCCCCTCCACATAAGACTCCAACGGGAGGAAAACTTAAATATAGCAAGTTCAGGCATCCTCTTGCAACAGATCACTGGGACAAAGCAATGATGACGGCAAGGAAAGATGATCTTGCAAGATCCTATGAGGAATACTTGAGAAGCAGGTAAATATGAGTAAACATGATGCAGTAAAAGCATACTTCGTATCGAAAGTGAAAGAGCTGGCAGGGAGCATGCTTAATTTTAACTTTTCGCCGGAATCACCGAACAGTATATCTCTGCTCACAAATTATTCAGATAAGGTCAGAAAGAAATACATAACCGGTGATGCGCTAAAAGAATATGGATTCTCGATCATTATCGTAAAGGAATATTCTTCCGAATCAGATGACCTGAATCTGGAAGCGATGAATTTCGCCCAGACATTCATGGAGTGGCTGGAAGAGCAGAATGAAAAGAAAGAATATCCGGATTTCGGAGAGAACTGCACGATTGAGAAGATGGAGAATCTTCAGAACATGCCGAACCTGTCAGGAGTTAATTATGAGGCAGGACTGGCACGTTACATGATACAGGTAAGAATTATTTATACAGAAAATGAATAATGGTCTGGAATACAGACAGAAAGGAACATTTTATGGGAGCAGTTACAGGAAGAATTGACCGTAAATATATGGCACATTTCATTGATGCGGGTTCTCTGTGCAAAGGAGAAACACCAAAGTATGAACGGTTAGGGAAAGATCTGGAAGAGTACAATGTTGAACTTAATCCAGATACAGAGACCTCCAAGAACATCAATGGAGAATCTACATTTAAGCATAACGGATATGAGGTATCTTCGGATGCGGACCCGTATTATGCAGACACAGAATCAACGCTGTCTGATAAGTTGCAGACGATCATTGATGAGAGATTAAAGGACGATAATCTTAAAACGAATGCTGTAGAAGCTCATCTGTGGAAAGAGACTACAGACGGCAAGTATGAAGCGTACCAGCAGGCCTGCTATATTGTGCCGACATCTTACGGCGGTGATACATCCGGATATCAGATCCCGTTCAGTGTAAATTATGTTGGAAAGCGTACAAAAGGTACCTTCGACCTCGCTACAGCAACATTTACGCCTAGCGTCTGAAAGGAGAACTTAGATGTCGAAAACAATTAACACGAAGATTGATGATGGAATCCTCACGTTTACATTTACGAATAATCAGAATGAAATCTTTGCATCATTCAGGCTAAATCCAACAGATGTAAATATTGCTGCCAGAGCAGAAGAAGTTTCTGCGTTTTTTGAGAAGATGGAAGAAACGGTTAAAAATGTTGCATCTGCAAAAGAAGCAGCAAAATTGAATGAACTGATTCAGGATAAGATCAACTATCTGCTCGGCTATGAAGCATCAAAAGACCTTTTCAGGGAACCGATCACAGCAACTACGGTATTTGGAAACGGGCAGATGTTTGCAAATATCGTTCTGGACAAGGTAGCTGATGCGATCGCACCGGAAATTGAAAAGAGAAGAAAGAAAATGCAGGCAGAAGTTGATAAATATACGGAGAAGTATACAAAATGAATGCCTATGAATTACCCACCTCACTGAATATCGGCGGGGTGTCTTTTTCTATCAGGACGGATTTTCGCGCAATCATAGACATTCTGATCGCACAGAATGATCCAAATCTGAACACATATGGAAAAAGATTAGTAATGCTAAAGATTCTTTACGAAAACTGGGAGAATATCCCGCCGGAGCATGTGGAAGAAGCCTGCAGGAAGGCTTGCGAATTTATTGACTGTGGACAGACGGACGATGACCCGGGAAAACCTAAACCACGTCTGATGGACTGGGGACAGGACGGAGAAATGATCATACCTGCAGTAAACAAAGTAGCAAACACGGAGGTTAGGGCAGCGCCATACATGCATTGGTGGACATTCTTTAGCTATTTTATGGAGGCAGGCGAATGCTTATTTAATACAGTGCTTGGCATTCGTTCAAAGAAAGCACATGGTGAAAGACTTGAGAAGTGGGAGAAAAAGTTTTATTACGATAACAAGAAGATCATCGATATAAGAACACAACTTTCAGATGAAGAACAGGCATATAAAGACGCACTGAATGAAAAACTCAACCGGCTAGGAGGTGGATGATGTGGCAGCAGACGGTACAGTCGTAATTGATACGAGACTTGATACTTCAGGAATCCGAAATGGAATGCCAGAAGCTGAAAGAACAGCCAGAAATAGCGCTTCCCGAATGGAAGGGTCTTTCAATAAACTTGGAAGCACGATAAAGAAGATTGGCACACTCATTGGCACAGCACTGGCGATTGGAAAACTTGCACAATTTGGCAAGGAGTGTATAGAACTTGGCTCTGATCTGGCAGAAGTCCAGAACGTTGTAGATGTTACATTTACAACCATGTCAGATAAGGTCAACGAATTTGCTAAAAGTGCCATGACATCTGCCGGACTCTCCGAAACAATGGCGAAGCAGTACACCGGTACTTTTGGAGCTATGGCAAAAGCCTTCGGATTCTCAGAGGAGCAGGCGTACAATATGTCTACTCAGCTAACTCAGCTTACAGGTGATGTTGCGTCTTTCTATAATCTCGATCAGGGAGAAGCATTCACAAAGCTGAAGAGCGTCTTTACTGGCGAAACGGAATCTTTGAAGGACCTCGGCGTTGTAATGACCCAGACAGCCCTCGATCAGTTCGCACTGGCAAATGGTTTCGGAAAGACCACATCTGCCATGACAGAGCAGGAGAAGGTTGCGCTGCGACTGAAATTTGTAACAAGTCAGTTATCGGATGCTTCTGGAGACTTCGCGCGAACATCCGGATCCTGGGCGAACCAGGTCAGGGTAATGCAGTTACAGATCCAGTCTCTTAAAGCGACCATCGGTCAGGGATTAATCAATATCTTCACCCCAGTTATCAAGGTGATCAATATATTACTTGCAAAACTGGCAACAGTAGCAAATGCTTTTAAGTCATTCACGGAACTGATAACCGGAAACAAATCATCCGGGCAGACGGGAGCCAGTGGAGCGGGACTTACTGGAACTGATCTGTCAGCCACAGAAGATGCTTATGGCAGCGCTGCTGATGGAGCTGATAGTCTGGCTGATGCTACGCAGAATGTAACAGATTCCACGAAGGACAGCACAGGGGCACTGAAAAAGCAGAATAAGGCACTGAAGAAGAACATTGCATCGTTTGATGAATTGAATGTCATAGGCAAGGATAACTCAGATACGTCCGACTCGACTCCGGCTATAGCAGATATAGGAATCGGGGATATTGGCAACGTGGACTACGGAAAGCTTGCCGATGTGTCAGATGAAGCAGATAAGGCAACCAGCGCAGTAGGAAAACTGGCGAAAAAGCTAAAAGAACTTGGAGACATCTTCAAGGGCGGGTTCTTTGAGGGACTTGGAGACTACAAACCGATGCTGAATGAACTAATCAGTGACCTTGGGAATATTAAGAAGTATCTGATCGATATCTTTACGGATCCTGATGTTAAGAAAGCTGCTTCGGAATTTGCAAAAAAGGTAGTTAAGAATCTTGGAAAGATAACCGGATCAATAGCGAAGGTTGGACTTACCCTGGCAACTGCACTTGTTGGGGGAATAGAATCTTATCTGTCAAAGAATGTTGACCGAATCAAGAAATTTATCATCAAGATGTTTGATGTTGCTGGAGAAATCGCAGATGAAATAGGTGATTTATCGGCAGTTTTCGCAGATATATTCTCTGTGTTTGGCGGACAGACCACGCAGAACATCATAGGAAGCGTGATACAGATCATATCAGATACCGTTATGACGGCAATGACGTTAGCCGGGCAGATGTTTAGAGACTCTATCAACCTGCTCCTCACTCCACTACAGGAGAATGCAGAGCTGATTAAGCAGACTATTGAGAATACATTACAGCCAATAGAAACAGTGATTACAGCTATCGCAGATGCGTGGCAGATTGCTATGGATGAGCTTATTGCCATGTATGATGCTCATATCAAGCCTTTCTTCGATTCTCTTGCTAACGGGCTATCTGAAATACTCACAGTATTTTTAAACGCCTATAATAGCTACATAGTGCCTGTATTAGACCAATTAGCAGCTAAGATTAGTGAGCTCATGGCAGGACCTGTAGGTGATGCTATACATAATGCAATCGAACTTATCGGAAAAATCGTAGATGCACTGAAAGTTCTATGGGAAAACGTATTAGTACCATTGGTTAAGTTCATTATTGGCAATGTGGCTCCGCAAATAGCAAGTGCTCTTAGTGTTATTGGCAATGTATTTCTGGAATTGTTTGATTCGGTAAGCGAAGTAGTTGCTGGAATACTGAAAGCCCTTGGCGGCGTGATCGATTTTATTGTTGGTGTATTTACAGGTGACTGGAAACGTGCGTGGGAAGGCGTAAAGAATATCTTCAAAGGCGTGTTCGAAGCACTGGTAGGAATTGCGAAAGTGCCTATCAATGGGGTTATTGCACTGATTAATGGAATGATTCGTGGAATTATCTCGGGCGTCAATACAGCTATTGGAGTTTTAAACCATTTGAAGATAAAGGTTCCGAACTGGGTACCTAAGATCGGAGGAAGCACCTGGGGATTTACAATCCCGACCATGACAGCACCGCAGATTCCATACTTGGCAAAAGGTACAGTTGTGCCACGAAACGCCGGAGAGTTTGCTGCAATCCTTGGTGATAATAAGCGTGAGACAGAGGTTGTATCTCCCCTTTCGACTATGAAGCAGGCAATGATGGAGGCTCTGAGGAAATCCGGAAGCAATGGTGGAAGTTCTCCTCAGTACATTGTACTGAATATTGACGGAAATGAATTTATCCGCTGGCTTCGCGATCAGAACGGACAATACAGGAACCGGACAGGCTTCGGAATCTTTGAAGGGTAGGTGAATATATGAGCGAGTTTAGCTCAGGATCCGCTGCGAATTTCGGCGGCTGGCTGATAAAGTTCGGAGGACAGGTTTTTCCGCATGAATACATCAAGAAAGGCGGATGGAAGAGTACACCAAATCAGAGACTTGAAAACGACCCCTGGTCAGATACAAAAGGATATCTGCACAGGGATGTAATGAACCACAACCGTACAAAAATTGAGTTCGAGACAGTAGATGATCTGACACTCGAAGAAAAAATCCAGTGCCAGAATATCATAAACAATGCGATTACAAATAAAGCAGAGCGAAAAGGGAAGATCACTTACTGGAATGACGAGACAAACACTTACGAAGATGCAGAAGTATACATCCCGGATATAGACTTCACAGTAAACGAGATCGATAAGAAAAGAAACATGATCTTTTATGCAAGCATCAGGATCGCACTGATAGAGTATTAAACCAGGGTGCATGGGTGTCACAGCTCATGTGCTCTTTATTTTAGGAGGCAGAGATGGCAGATACAGTATCTTTTGACAGTTTATTGAATACAACGACCGGGATGACTGCTATTGTTAACAACAAGAAGCACGACGATGATGTAGTTAGTGTCACGGGCGTTAACTGGTTTACCTACGCAGGAAAGACCGCCAGTACTATATATGTTTCTGGTAACAATTTTATCGGATTCGGGCAAAACGCCGAACAACTCAAAATCTGGCGCAGGGATGGCGCGGTTTATTATATTTACCGACAGGAAGGAACGCTTACGTCGGGAAAAAGATTCCTCAAAATCAGAGCAGAAGGATATGTGTATTATTCAAGCACATCTTCATCATATGCGCTGAAATACGAAGTATTCTTGATAGAGGGGCAGACATTATTTATCAATGTTGTCCAGAGACCTACAAGCAGTTCATACACCGGTACATCGTCAATCACCGACGGTAAAACCACAACAAACCTAACTCTTTCCGTATCTTCTGCGGTTCCGGTTTCGATTCTGGTAAAGAATGCAGGTGTATCACAGGCAGTTAGCTATGAGAAATTTGTTGACAAATATGTTGTCCAAGTCACCATATCAAAAATGCCAGAGAAGACCAGATACTATCAGGGCGAATTATTTGACACCACGGGTCTCGTGGTGACTCAAACATACAATGACGACACAACCGAAATCACCACTGATTATAAGTTGTCAGGATTCGACAGCAGTTCCGCAGGAGCAAAAGTTATAACCGTTACTGCGTCTGGTAAGACTACAAGATTTGAGATTTCCGTCTTAGAAGCTTCTATTACCGCCATATCAGTAACGACTATGCCGACCAAGACAAATTACCATATAGGAAAAGAATTTGATTCTACAGGCATTGTGGTAACTGCAACGGCAAGTGATGGAAATACTATAGATGTTACAAAAGATTGTACTTATTCTGGATTTGACAGTAGCTCTCCGAAAGTAAATACAATTACCGTAAATTACAACGTTCTAACTACAGAACTTAACGTAACAATTATGACTCCTGTAAGTATTTCATACAGTAGAGTTAACGGTACATTTTATTTTGTTGGAGACACAAGCAATGTAAGTTTGTATTATATTCAAGCGACATATAGCGATGGAATTACTGAAAAAAACATAGAAGATGGATTCACTGTCAGCCAAGTTGATACTTCAACAGCAGGACTAAAAATCGCAATAGTTGATTATTTTGGTGTTACTGCCGAAATTCCAGTCACTATATTGGATTCATATACCGTACAGATAGGCGTTCCAAATCAAGAAGACGTTACAGCCACTTTTGATCTTGAAACTGGACAAATGAATATAATTGGAACAGGTGAATTCAAAGCTCTGGCATTAATAGAAGATACGCCAAATTCCATTATAAATCGTGTAAAGATACTAAATATTGGGGATGGCGTTACTAAAGTTCCAAATCAAATGTTTCCTGGAACGAACATCACAAATCTTGAGCAACTTTCTTTTCCAGAAACATTAACCGAAATAGGATACGCAAACTTCGGAGGCTCGAAGTTAACAGAGATTTCTTTTCCACGGTCATTATCCAAAATTGGAGATTATTGCTTCACTAACTGCCTAAATATCGAAACTTTAGATATTCCAGGAGCAATAGTCGAAATAGGAAGCGGAAGCTTTTCTGGTCTTTCAAATTTGCGAGAAGTTACATTCCATGATGGTCTCGAATCCATTGCTGATTTAGCATTTAATAGATGCCCACTGCTCACACAGTTAATCCTTCCGTCTACATTAAAAAACATGCAATATAGTTTTCAAGGGAGCACACTTGAACACTTGGAAATGGGTGGAGACGGCGCACTATTCAAAACCAGCGGAAGTACTTATATAAACAACATATCAGCAAAGAATACAGTTATTCGTGGCGGCACCATAGAAAATGAAGCCTTTCATGGCAATAGTACAATAGAAAATCTAACTCTTTCCGGAAGTGTAAAATGGAATGGAAATAGACAATTTATCTCATGCTCAAAATTATCGAATGTTTCACTGGAAAACGGAATAACTAGAATACCAGCATATTGTTTTTCAAGCTGTAGTAAAATCACAGAAATTGCTGTTCCTGCAAGTGTTACAAGTATTGAAGAAAGTGCATTTTCGGACACCTCACTTAAAAATTTAGAGATTGCAAACGGCGTTAAATTCATTTGGAAGTTAGCATTTTCTAATACTCAGCTTGCCAATGTTTTGATTCCTGCGAGTGTGATTAAAATCGACAAAAACGCCTTTTCTACGAAAGTGACGACAAATATCGCTCTAAATAAAAAAACCAATGAAATCTCAGGTTCTCCATGGGGAGCCACAGGTACAATCACGTGGTTAGTCCGAGTGGAAAAACTCGAAATTACTCACATGCCAACAAAGGTTAAATATCTTATTGGTGAGGCTTTTGATAGTACAGGGCTTGTAGTTACTGCGTATTACAACAACAATACATCTGGACTGGTACCAATAGGAAGTATTGATTCTTCATTTCCGAACATTCTCACAAAACGTGGAAATAATACTATAACTTTTGAATTCGATGAACAAAGTGCATCTTTTGACGTTTTAGCAATTGATATAGATGGAATTGAAATTGAAACACTCCCACGCAAGCTAAAATACTATTCCGGCGACAGCTTTGATTCCACCGGATTATCCATCCTTGTTAAATATACCGACGGCACATCAGAAACAAAAACAACTGGCTACGAAATATCTGGTTTTGACAGTTCCTCTGCTGGAGAGAAAACTGTCACGGTAACCTATAAAGCGCCTACCGTTCTGGCTAGCACACGCACTGCAAGTTTTGCAGTGACAGTGGTTGATGTATCGGAAATTGAAGTTAATACGTTTCCAGAAAAAACAGAATTTCTTTCCGGTGAGAGCTTTGATTCTACAGGATTGTCAATCCTTGTTAAATACACTGACGGAACATCAGAAACAAAAACAACTGGATTTGAAGTATCTGGATTTGATAGTTCATCTGTTGGCGAAAAGACAATCACAGTAACCTATAAAACACATACCGCTACTTTTAAAGTGACCGTATACGATCTTTCGGGAATAAGAATCACAAGTTTTCCATCCAAGATTTATTACAAAATCGGAGAAACATTCGACCCGTCCGGGCTGACTGTTGCATCGGTAAGGCAGGACGGAACAGAAGAAGAAATTACAGGTTATGATATTTCTGGTTTCGATAGTTCCACCGCAGGTTCTAAGACCATCACAGTTTCTTATAATTCCACGGTCAACGGAGTTTCCAAATTCGTTGGTTCTGACAGTTTTCAAATTAAAGTCACGAATGACGGAAAAAACCCATTTGACAGCAATACAGGCAGTGGAGGCACAGGAGAAACTGAAGAAAGCGCACCAGTGTACGTAACAGTCCATTGGATAGATGGAGAGTTCGAGGATCTGACCCATGAAAATGGCGGTATCAAGGCAAATACGTTTGTCCTTCAGGAATCCATCTGCTCTGAACAGTACTTTATCTTTGGTGGCTGCATCTCCAACCAAGTAACTTTTGAAACAGGACACAAACAGTTCTGGGGAACCGATGAAGGCTCATATCCATCAGGCAGGATTGAGGTGTATCTGGAATGCAACAAAACGAAAATCAAGGTATTTACCGGAAGAATTGCCAGTGCAGAGAGAACATCTACCTACTCAACACGAAAGGTAATAGCATATGATTACCTGTATGATCTGAGAAACACAGACATAGCAAGGTGGTATAAGAATCAGACGACAGACAAAAAGAAGAAGCTTACACAAAAGCAGTTCAGAGACAAGCTGTTTGCATTTATCGGGTTGGAACAGGTATCAACAAAGCTGCACTGGGACGATGCTTATGTGCCAGATACGAATAATGCCAATGAGATGAATGTAGTAAACATTCTGAAAGATCTCTGCTTACAAAACGACCGCTTCGGATGGATGAACAGGGATGGTCGGTTTGAGTACTTGAAGCTTCGTCAGAACAGTCATAAGACAGGAGAAACCACAACTGGAAAGGAAATCTATCAATATTACGATAATGCTGAGGTGCATCTTGATACATTCAAAAGCTTCTGGGCGAAAGAGGGAAGAATCTGGTTCCCGCATACGATTTTCACAGACCCAGATCCTAACAGAGCATTTGGATTTACACAGGGCGAGCCAACTGCACAGGAAGCTTATGAAAGCAATGTTTTCTATAACCGGAACAGCTTTTTTGTAGGTAATGAGGACTGGATGGATTATGTATGGAATGCGGATGAATACGGTGGAATCAGTAGAAAAAAGCCGATTATCAACATCTGTTATGGCACTTTTGTAAATCGGGATTTGAGAAAGTATTATCGAGCGCAAGCCTACACAGTAGAAGTTATCGGAAACCCGCTGAATACTGTCGGACAGACAATAGAGCTGCGCAACACGAAGCAGATGGAAGACGGCACAGAGCTGGAGTGGTATGTGCACTCTTATATCATGAGCAGGACTCTGAAGTTGGGAAACAGCCAGTTGATTGATACTTACAGTGCCAATAACGCGCCATTTAACAGTAACAGCCGACAGCTTGGAAAAGATACGCCTGAGATATCCGCAACTGTCAACCTTACACGTTCTGAAATGCCGACAATCAGCTATGCAGAGTTTACAGATAGTTCGGATTCTGAATTTTCTCCGGCAACGATTGATGATTTTACGGACGGCTCTGGTGGTTCTAGCAGTACTTCTGAACAATTAAAAAAGGCACAATTAAGATGTGTAAAACGAATCAAAAAAGCTGATTATGACGCCCTGGTAGCCGCAGGAACTGACCGGACAGATACACTATATTTCACTTTTGAGGAGGGATGATTGAATGATTTATAAAGCATTTTTGAACAGACAGGAAATCACTGGATTTCCTGTCGAAGGAAAAGACACAACAAAGATTTATGGTGGGGATATTTTGCTATGGGAAAAATCCGGGATACCCCCAATGAAAGAAATTTGTGCCGTAAGAACGGTATGGACACATGTCGACTATGACGGTACTCAATATCCTTGTGAATGTGAAATTTCTGTTCGTAATCAGACCGAAGATGGAAAGATATATTTCACAGATATCGAAAAAGCCGGAATATATGTCAAACAAGAAAACCAGTCGATACCTGGTAGTTCATACTATGAATCAGTATGTATTATGTTTAAAGCAAAAAGGGTTCCTAGCACTATATTACAGTATATCAACCAGAAAAATGTATTGTACACGTTAAGAATGAGAAACATGAAAGGAGAGCTTCTTGATGAAACCATTAGTTGGGAAATGAGTCATAATAGCATGAAAGGAAGTGGAAATATATTCGGAGTTGGTGCCTCAAATAGCGATGGAACATTTTCAACTTCGCCACGACCTATGAATTATGGGCCTGGTCCTTCAACTCCCGCTTTCCCTGCAACAATATACACATCAGGAAGCGGCGCATTCAAATCGGCAGAAGATGTTCTTAAATATATGCTCGAAGAATAGGCGCCTTTAGGATGCAAAATAAGGAATTTTTGCTCTGAAATAAGTACTGTTTTGTATAGTTCTAAACAAAAAAATGGATAAGAAATGAGGAAAACAGAACATGAACATTCGAGCAGAGCCGTAACAGGCTCTTTTATTATACGCAAATTGCGCCCGCGCAAATAAGAAAAAAAGGAGGAAAGCAGAATGAAATCAAACGGATCAAGCTTCGTGGACGGACAGACTTACAAAGACGGCGAAGAGATATGGGATCTCGGAAGCCTGGTATGTACAAATGTCCCGCTCCGTGGAGTAAGGAACTATGAGGGATTAAGCAAGGACGTAGATAAGCTTCCCCATTACAAAGACCTGTCAACCGGAAGCTCCTGCCTGATGCTGGATACAGGAGACTTCTACAAATACGAGAAGAGTACCGACAAATGGTACAAACTGTGAGAGGAGATGATAAAACTTGAGAGCAGATGAGGTATATGCAATTCTCAAAGGAAAACTTGTTAAGCTGACAGAAGACATAAAATCAATGGGGGACTGGAAACCGATACAGCATAAGGGAACTGTACAGACAGCAGAAGATCTTCCAACGGACGCAAAGGAAGGTTGGATGTACAATATTGCCACAGACTCTATCTATGGAGCGGCTGGCATGAATGTAGTAAAGACTGCAGATGGATGGGATCCAATGGGACCGATCGTCAATATGGATCCGTATTTAACGGAAAAAGAAGCGGAAGAACTCTACCAGCCGAAGGGCGAATATCTTACAGCCACGGAAGCTGATAAAAAATACCAGAAAGCAGGGAACTACCTTTCCGGAACAGACAAGACTCTGAGTGCATCTGGAAAGGCTGCAGATGCAGCAGCTGTAGGCGAGAAACTTGCATCAATGGGCATCACTATTGAAAGCGTAAAGAAAAATGTCGAAAACCAGTCACGAAGTATCACTAACATTCAGTCTGCAATAAAGGAACTCAATAAAAAAATGTCAATCGACACTTATGACGAACTGGCAGAAGCCTTGGTTTCCGGAAAGATTGAGGAATACGTGAATGCAGGCGACGAACTGATGGTCAACCGGATAAAAACCCTGTCAATTACATCAAGCAATGGAAATTTGTCTTTTGAAGTATCTGACGAGCAGAAATTTATTCGTAAAGTCGGAAGGATTGATGATGATACCTATGTGTTTGAATACAGAGGAAACTCATGGATGTACCTGGAAGAAGCCATAAACACAGGTGATTTCGGCTTCGCTGTTAAGGGCACACCTTCTGAAACAGATCTGATCTATGTGAAAATGAATTATGAGCAGGCGTCATACACATTCGTTGATTTTGACCCTACCGGCACAAACGTAACTCACCCAAAAGACCCGGATGTGAAACATTTTGCTATAGTCGAACAGACTTATGTTCCGGATGCATTTAATTACGACTATCCAGAATCAGCCCTCTGCATCACTCCCGGATACACACTTCCGAAAGGAAAGTATTACATATACAACACCGCAAATGCTACGTCCGACTGGTGGTGCAATTATAAGAGACTGTATTATGTATTTGAAATTTTAAATGATATCGTAGCAACAGAAGAAACAGGAGACATCCAGTTGCAGTTTTATTCCAGAGGCAACAGAGAGACAACCGGAGATGCAAGGGGTGTATACGAGCTGACTTGTAAACCATATTGCTGTGCTACAAAAGCATTCTACAATTCAGACACCGTGAAATTCGTAGGACAGGTTGCACAGCCCGGAGAAGAATATACAGACATCAGAACAATTGAGAATTTCACAGTCAATCAGTCAATGGATTCTGTCGGAATCATATACAACAATCTTGGTCATGTATGCTACGGAAACAATGAATGGAATGTGTCGAACTTGAGACAGCGTATGAACAGCAGTGAAAAGAGTATGAACCCTGTCCGCACACATAAAAATGATGTGTTGAACGGAATGTACAATGTGAAAGGCTTCATGTGGGGACTTGACCCAAGATTTACAAATCTGATCAAACCGTGCATTGTTTCTCTGGAACACGGTATGAATGACGAGTTTACAAGATATCAGCTGTATACCTGTGAAGATGTTGCAACATTGCTCAGCATGAAAGAAATGTCATTCAGCATACAGACAGATGAAGGACAGATTACGAAGCTTTATGGCACATACACAAATAATCAGCTTACTAATGATGCTATTGCATCACGCGCTAAAGCTCGTCAGGTAGGTGGAACTCCGCAGGATTATAGGTGGAGCCGCTCTGCGTTCGCCAGCTACTCGTACTACGCGAGGCTAGTGGCTCCGTCCGGTGCGTACGACAACGGTAGTGCGCACGGTGGCTACCGCTTCGCGCCCGCTTACATAATTGGCATAGCCGACCATCGAGAATCAACTAAATCGGCGGAAGCGTGAGCTTCTGCCGTATGAGAGGTAACCAATGCAGTTAAAAGAGAAACGAACTCCTACAAATGTCGAATTGGATGCATACAACAAATTACTGAAATTAACGGACTACTCCATGAGCGTATGCAAACCCAAGCAAAAGCGAGACAAAAATGGCATCCTGCACGATAATAACCACCATGTTCCGCAGAGGTATAACCAGATAGGTGAGTTTATTGTAAAGACTTTGATAGGTATAGGAGCCATAGTTCTTGAAGCAAACGGATATTATGTAGGAAATAATCTGAATAGAGAAGAAAGGATGATGAATTTTAATGAGCGGATAAGGTTACAAAGAGTGGCAATCGCTCAAACCTACCGGATAGAGCATTGTATCAGGGTGTTGCATTTCCATAAACCATTTGCAGACTCGACCATTTCATACTGGATATATTTGCTAGTAGAGACAAGAAAAAGCCTAGTCTCATGGAAAGATGCAACTGCCCGTAAAAGAGCAGAAATCAAATAAAATCATGGGGTATATGTTGTAAATTTCTCCGGGTGGAGCCGCTCTGCGAACGCCAACAACTCGAACAACGCGAGGCTAGTGGCTCCGTCCGGTGCGAACGACAACAATAATGCGAACAATGGCAACCGCTTCGCGCCCGATTACGGTGCGTTAACTTTATGCAACGTAATATTTTATAGAAGTAGTCCTAGAAAGGAAGAAACTATGCATGGTAATGCAACTGTAAGGAACGTATATCCCGGCGAAAGCCAAATAGAAACCACGGTACAAGAGACCGTGTGTAAATTTACAAATTTGCTTCTGGCAGAACAAAGATGTCACAGAAGCGTCGGATACAAGAACTCTGTATCCAGATTTCATATGTATGTCCTGAGTAAGACGTATGAACTCCACCGTTCTCTGGTGGATGGAAGCTATCATACGCAGAAAGGCGAGAGATTTGAAATCTTCGACCCTAAATACAGGATTGTAACATCAACAAAATATATAGACAGAATCCCACAGGCAAGTTTCGTGGTGAACTTCATGTATGTAGACGTAATTCCAAAGCTGATAAGCAACAATTTCGCCTGTATAAAAGGAAAAGGCGTAGACAATGCAAGAGAAGCATTTAAAAACATCCTCAGGAACGCGCATATTGATGATTATTGCATATGTGCAGACTTGAAAGGATATTTCGATTCGATTGCGCATGAAGATTTATTAAAAGAAATGAACCAGTATATATTCGATACATGGGCTTTCAGATATTATACAGATGTGATTAATTCGAACGGTCAACGGACGGGCATTGGTCTTGGAAGCGAGATCAATCAGCTGTCAGCAGTATCGTTCCTGAATAAACTCGATCATCTGCTTGATAATGACTCATACGAGAGATACATGGACGATTTCAGATATGTCGGAGCAAAAAGTGAATGTGAGCAGATGTTAAAATTGATAGAAAGTGAATGTGAAAGATTACATTTAAAGCTGTCAAAGAATAAAACTTACATTCAGCCTGTAAAGAATCCAATAAAGTTTCTCGGATTTACTTTTCTGAAGCATCCAACCGGCAAGATCACGATGAAAAGAATCGAAAGCAAGTTGAACAATGAAAAGCGGAAACTGAGAAGGATGAAGAAATCAAAGGTTGCCTTCCAGCAGGTACTGGAACATTATGAGTGCGTCAGAGCGGCTATGAAGAAAGGAAGCCGTTCTGGAGTTGTTAAGTTAGACAGATACTTTAATAAGTTGTTCAGAAAGGAGCTGGAAGATTATGCTAATCAAGAAAAATGACATAACAGAAAAAATGAGAACAGACGCCGCATTATCATCAAAATTGACGATAGATGAAATCCAGGACGCACTGATAGAGCTGGCAGGCTTAATATCTGATCAGGATGACGCTCTGGTAGAAATCGCGGGCATTTTAACGGAAAAATAGAAAGGAAGTCAGACTATGAAAGTTAACCCAATGGCAAAAATCTATAAAAACAGAATTGAATCAGGAATCATGACGATAGATGAAGTTCCTGACAGATGGAAAGAAGCAACAAGAAAGCTTTTGGAGGAAGATAATAAAGAAAACGTAGAGGAGAATCCATGAACATCTTTATAGATATATTAATGTACTTCGCCGGTGGAGTCACAGGAGTCTTGCTTATGTGCATCCTCCAGGCGAGCAGAGAGGATGACGATAAATGACAAAATTACAGATCATAAGTAAGCTCTGGTCCATCATCTTCGACTTGATTCTGATCATAAAAGGCGAGAGCGATAAAAGCCTTGAAGATATTGAAAAGGATGTAGATATCGCAGAATACAACTGCCGCCGATACGCAGATACCGACGATGATGAACTACCAGAGAATATAAGAGCAGAGCCATTAAAAGACATATTGCCGTTTTAAAATTGCGCCGGCGCAACTGCCGGAGAAAGAGTGAAACAGTGAAAGAAATACTCATGCAGACATATACTATTGTATTACCGGTTCTTTTAGGGTATATTGTCTGGCTTTTGAAGAATCAGAAAAAAGACCGGGATGCAAATAGTAAGGGAACCATGCTCCTGCTCCGCGTGCAGATGATAGAGTATCATGCAAAGTATACGAAGTTCGGAAATATTCCATCGTATGCGTACCAGAACTTTTGTGAAATGTACGACGCCTATCATGCGCTGGGTGGAAATGGTATGGTAACCAAAATGAAACAGGAAATTGATGAATTACATATCAAGCAAAAAGGAGAATGAATATGGAACAGATCACAAATTATGTAAAACCGGAACTTATCGTAGTTGCAATTGTACTGTATTTTACAGGAATGGCACTTAAACAGGCGCAGGCAGTAAGAGACAAATATATTCCTCTTATTCTTGGCGGAATAAGCATCGTAATCTGTGCAATCTATGTATTTGCCACCTGCACCTGCGGTACCGGACAGGATATTGCAATGGCAATCTTTACAGCAATCACACAGGGAATCCTGCTTGCTGGTCTTTCTACATATGTGAACCAGATTGTAAAACAGGCAAATAAAGACGAATGATTCAGGGGATGAGGAATCATCCCCTTTGGAGGAAATGCTTATGGATAAGCAAAATATAACTGTGTTGAGAAAAATACTGTACGCAGTGGAATCCGGAGATCAGGTATATGGTAAGCAGGATTATTCCTGCTTTGCCGGGGTCGGAGCGAACTGTAGCAATGAAAAAGCTATTACGATCGGTGCGGGGCAGTGGTACGCAGGAGAAGCAAAAGAACTGTTATACCGGATTCAGAGAGCAAACCCGAAGCTATTCAAAGACATGGATAATGCAGGTATGGAAAAAGACCTGCTGATGAAGAGCTGGGATACATACGCCGTAACAGCGGAATCTGCGAAAGGACAGTGCATTGTAAGTATCATCAGCACTGACCTCGGGAAGAAATGCCAGGACGAGTATATGGAAGACCAGATACGAACATACACCCCGACTATCGAAAAAGCCTACGGAACCATGCCAGACACCGCAATGATGGAATGCATCAATATTCTACATCAGGGTGGTTTTGATGCACTGAAGAGGATCTTGTCTAAAACTCCGGAACCATATACCGCAGATAAGATTTACACAACACTGCGTCAGGATCCTGCAGACCCGACACCGAACCAGGTTGGTGACTATGAAGGCAGACAGAAAGCGGTAATCAGCATGATTCGGAAGTATGCTGTGACTGCGGAAAGAAAGGAAGATACGACAATGACAAAAACAGAAAAAGCAATCAAACAGATGGAATCATGGGCGGCAAACAATTCTCATGGATATGATCAGATATACAGATGGGGAGAAAAAGGAGATTACGACTGTAGTTCAGCAGTGATCAGCGCATGGCAGGCAGCAGGTGCCCCAGTCAAGACAAAAGGAGCAACTTACACAGGCAACATGAAAGCGGTATTCCTTTCCTGCGGCTTCGCTGACGTGACCAGTAAGGTTAACCGATCGACTGGCTCAGGACTCCAGAGGGGAGATGTGCTGCTGAATGAGACGCATCATGTTGCAATGTACTGCGGAAATGGAAAAGAAGTAGAAGCATCTATAAACGAAAAAGGTACTGCGACAGGCGGACAGCCGGGAGATCAAACCGGAAAGGAATTCCTGGTAAGAAGTTATCGAAACTATCCGTGGGATTGCGTTCTGCGGTACCAGGAAAGCAACTCTGGAAGTACAACAATAACCACCGAAAAAGTGGCATATGCAGCCAGAATAAGCAAAGACACCCAAACGTTCGTGGACGCCGGCAAGACAAAATCAACCCTGTGGCCGAAGATAAAAAAGAACACCTTGGTGGATGTGATCAAAGGAGCAACTATCAAAGACTCTGCCGGAAAGAAATTCTACCTTGTTCGACTCGGACACCCGTCTGAGGGATTCGTACGAGAATACGTGCTGGCAGGAAGTTTTAAGAAGATAAAATAA